GAAGATGGCTTCATTTGTATTGACAAGTAGTAGATTAACTAATGGACCTAAGGTTCGTGAGTTTGAAGAGAAGTGGTCCCAGTGGTTGGGTGTTAAGCATTCTCTTTATGTTTCTAGTGGTAGTACTGCTAATACACTTCTTGTTTCTTCTATGAAGGAGCATTTTGGATTGAAGGATGGGGATAAGGTTCTTGTTCCTGCATGTACATGGATGACAAATATTGCCTCTGTTATTCAAGCAGGATTAGAACCAATTTTTTGTGATATTAATCTGGAGAACTATTCTTTTGATCTTGATGAGTTGAAGTATGTTGCAGAACAGCATCCTGATATTAAAGCTGTATTCATTACTCATCTTATTGGTTTGTCATCAGATGTAGAAAAGGTGCGTGAGATATTTCCTGATGCCCTTATACTTGAAGATATATGTGAATCGCATGGGGTAGAGGGTCCTAACGGGAGAAGAGGTAAGAGTAAGGATTCTGTGGGTTCTACTTTTAGTTTTTATTATGGTCATCATATAACCACTGTTGAAGGTGGTATGGTATGCACTAACAATACTGCTCTATATGAATTGATGAGGATGAAGCGTAGTCATGGTATGGCCCGTGAAGCATCTCCTGAAAAGTTTAAACAATATGCTGCTGAGAATCCTGATGTTGATCCTGCATTTTTATTCATGACCGAAGGATTTAATCTTCGTAATCATGAGATATGTGCAGTGTTAGGTCTCTCTCAAATAAAAAGATTGGATAAGAATATACAGATTCGTAAGGAGAATTATAAGTATTGGTGGGATAAATCCACTCAGATGGGGGATAGGTGGCAATGGAAATATTATCTACCTGAGTATCAGGAGGGTAATAGTAGTTTTTGTTTTCCATTAATTGCTAGGGGAGTAGCACTTGTTCAGACTCTTAAGTATAAGTTTAAAGAAGAAGGTATAGAATATCGCCCTATTATTAGTGGTAATATTCTTAGGCATCCAGCATTTAAACAATACAAATTATGTACAGAAAGGGAGACTCCTAATGTATGCTTTTTGCATATGAATGGATTGTATGTTGGGAACAGTCAGTTTGTAAATAAAGAAAAATTAGATAGACTTATTTCCATTATGGATGTATAATGGAGACCTATATAAAATAGTCATGAATGGAGATTTGAATATGAAAAAGACTGCTTTGGTTTTTGGTGCCGGTGGATTTATTGGAAGCCACATGGTTAAGAGATTGCGCTCTGAAGGTTATTGGGTTCGGGGTGTAGACCTTAAGCAACCAGAGTATGCTTCTACTCAAGCAAATGAATTTATTACTGGAGATTTAACAGATGCTCATCTTGTTCGTCGATGTATAGAATTTAAAGGAGAGGCAGGTAATTTTTATAATGCTGTTCCTGATCGATATATTGATACTTTTGATGAGATCTATCAGTATGCTGCTGATATGGGTGGTGCTGGATATATCTTTAGTGGTGAGAATGATTCAGAGGTGATGTATAATTCTGCCACTATTAATTTAAATCTCCTTAAGGCTCAACTTGAACTGAATAACAACAAAGAAACTAACAAGACTAAAATCTTTTATAGTAGTAGTGCTTGCATGTATCCTGAGTATGCTCAGATGGAAGTAGAGAATCCTGGACTTAAAGAATCTGATGCATACCCTGCAGGACCAGACTCTGAGTATGGGTGGGAGAAACTCTTCTCAGAGCGTTTGTATTTAGCGTTTAATCGCAATCATGGTATCCCATGTAGGATTGCTCGTTTCCATAATATCTACGGTCCTGAGAGCACTTGGGAGGGTGGTAAGGAGAAGTCTCCTGCTGCCATGTGCCGCAAGGTTGCTTATGCTGAAGATGGGGGAACCATTGAGGTATGGGGTGATGGTGAGCAGACTCGTTCTTTCCTTTATATTGATGAGTGTATTGAAGCTACCCGTCGTTTGATGGAATCAGATGTCTTGGAACCTATTAATATTGGTTCAGAAGAAATGGTAACTATTAATCAGTTGGTAGATACTGCTGCTAAGGTTGCTGGTAAAACGATAGGAAAGGAACATATTGATGGACCCTTAGGAGTTCGTGGTCGTAATTCTAATAATGATTTGATTCGGGAAAAACTTGAGTGGGATTATGGTATGAGTCTTGAGGAAGGTATGGGTAAAACTTATGCATGGATTTCTCAGCAAATTGAAGAGAAGGGCTAATCCGTGATTGGTTATAACCGATTGGGTGTTAATGGTAGACTTGCCAATCAGATGTTTCAGTATGCCACTTTAAGGGGTCTTGCTTCTAAACATGGGTATGAATGGTGTATTCCACCAAGAGATAGACCAACTAATAATATGGCTGATTATCTTTTGATGGATGGATTTAAACTTCCTCATTTGAAAAATATTGGATATGTTCCTGAAACTTATCCTACTCACGATGAACCGTGTCATGATTTTGATGAGGAATTGTTTGAAAATTGTCCTGATAATATAAATCTTGATGGATATAGGCAGTCAGAAAAATACTTTAAACATATTGAGAAGGAACTGAGAGAGGACTTTGAATTTATTGATGATATTGCCGGACCATGTAAAGAATATATGAGTCAGTATGGTGATAATATTATCTTTTTGCATGTGAGAAGAGGAGATACTACAGGGAGACCTGAGAAGTATCCGGTTCCTTCTATTCAATGGTATGAGAAGATGTTGAAAGAGAATTTCTCTGATGATGTTGCTGTTCTTTTGGTTACTGATCAATTAGATTGGGTAAAGGAACAAGAATTCTTTAAGGCAGATAGATTTCTTTTATCAGAACAAAGAGAGTATTCGGATACTGTTGTATGGAATGGTAGAGGAAAGATGGAACATAGTTTATTGCCTTGGGTGGATCTATGTTTAATGACTCTATGTAATGGATCTATTATTCCTAATAGTACTTTTGGATGGTGGGGAACATGGCTCCAAAAGAATAGGACTAATAATGTAGTCTATCAACATCCATACTTTGGCCCATTCTTTTATGAAATACATGAGTGTTATAGAAATTTAAAAGATTTGCATCCAGAGTCGTGGATTAGAGGACATCTTTCTGATGAATTGGTAGATACTCAATATACACCATTTGGAAATGAAGTATAATGGCATGGATGGATTTAACTTTTCTCATTCCAACTAGAATTGAGACAGAAGATAGATTAAGAAATATTATTTCCTCCGTATCTTATTTGCTTAAGCATGTTCCTGCCAAGGTAATTGTAAAGGAAGTATCTGGTCGTAATACTTTTAAGCATAGAGCCTTACCGGAAATTAAAAAGTATGTGGATACTACAAATTTAACTTCTTTATATGAGGAGTCTAATGAATCTCTTTTCTGTAAGAGTAAAGTATTAAATGATTTAATTGTTGCAGCAGACACTGAAGTTGTGGCTAATTATGATGCTGATTGTATTCTTCCTGCTACTGCATACCACCAGGCATATGGTTTAATTAAAGATAATCATGCAGATGTGGTGTATCCATATCAATGTGGGATATATCAATGGAGAGCAGAATATAATATGAAAATATATGAGCAGTTTATACAGACTCTTAGTGTAAGTACACTGGATATGAATAAGGCCTTATCTAACTCTACTATTGGATGGACTCAGTTTATTAATAGGAAGAAATATATTGAATGTTATATGATGAATGAGAACTTTGTATCATGGGGATGTGAGGATGATGAATTCTATTTCCGTATGAGTACATTAGGTAATCGTATTCAGAGAATTGATGGGTATGTGTATCATTTAGAACATTCTAGGACTCATAATTCATGGTTTAGTAATCCTAATTTTAATAATAACTATCAGCTTTGGAATAATATAAAAACATTTGACAAGGAGAAGTTGGTAGAGTATTATGAAGGACAGGACTACCTTCATAAACGCAGAGGGCAACTAGTATGATAGGATTTAATGGCTTAGGGCGCATGGGAAGACTCTGTAATCAGATGTTCCAGTATGCCTCATTAAAAGGTCTTGCACGAAAGATAGGTGCAGATATTATTATTCCTAATTATGAGACGGCAGTAGATGATGGAATTGGAAACATGCTCAGGACAGAGCTGTTTGATTCTTTTGACATTAATGTACAAACTGGATTTCTAAATAATGGACATGCTCCTGTTGTTCAAGAGAGGTTCTTTCATTTTGATGAGGAACTTTTTAACCATTGTCCAGATCATGTAAGCCTTCAAGGTTATTTCCAATCGGAAAAATACTTTAAGCATATTGAAGATGAAATACGGGATGACTTTATTTTTCATCCAGAGATTTCTAATCCTTGCAAAGAGATGGTAGAAGGTGTAGAAAATCCTATTGCACTACATGTTCGTCGTACGGATTATATAAACAATAGTGAAAATCATTTTAATCTTCCTCTTGAATATTATGAAGCAGCACTAAAACAGTTTGATGATGATCGTAATGTGATTGTTTTTTCTGATGATTCTGAATGGTGTAAGCAGCAAGATCTATTTTCTGATGATCGATTTATGGTTTCTGAGAATGAGGATAATAGGGTAGACCTTTGTCTTATGTCTATGTGTAGTGATTTTATTATTGCTAACTCATCATACTCTTGGTGGGGAGCATGGCTATCTTCAAATAAGAATAAGAAGGTTATTGCACCTGTTCAATGGTTTGGTAAAACTGGTTATACAAAAGATCACAACACTAAAGATTTAATTCCTAATGACTGGACAAGAATTACTGCTGGACAAGAATAGAGCGGCATTTAAGTTACAAGGAATCCCTCATATCTATTGGTTAAATCTTGATGCTGATGTTGAAAGGCGTGAGTATATGGAGAGTCAATTTAGATATTGGGAGATAAAAAAGCATACTCGTATTGTTGGATATGATGGAAGAGATGATGATGTATCTCCCCATCTTAAAGGACCTATTCCACATGATGTAACTCAAAATGAATTGGGATGTTGTATGACACATCTTAAAGCCATTAAAGAGTTTTATACTAATACTGATGATGATTATTGTATTATTGCAGAGGATGATGTTAATTTAGATATAGCACGTTATTGGAATTTTACTTGGCAAGAATTTTTTGCTGAAGTACCTTATGATTGGGATTGTATTCAGATGACTACCATTACAACAGGGGATATTCATGTGAGATTGCATCTTAAATTTATTAATGATTTCTCTGCTGCATTTTATTTGATTAGTCGTCATCATGCTGCGAAGGTTTTAAGACATCATATGCGTGGTAATAAGTGGAAGTTGGATAATGGAGTAAAGCCTAGAGCAGTATCTGAGGATACCATCTTGGAGACAGGAAAGACATATAGTATTCCTTTGTTTCTTTATAATATGAGTTTCCCATCGTCAATTCATCAGGAGCATTTAACAATCTTCCATAAGGGACCTCATGATGCACTTTTAAATTTCTGGCAAAACAGTGGAGCATCAGTTAATATTAAGGAATATATGAATTATGATCCATATCTTCAAAGGATAACACATACTAGTGCTCAACAAGAACAACCACCCCAGGAGTAGTGTTGACATTATGGATCAGGTGATGTATGATTAGAACTGTCACACCTCAAATGTGACACTTGATAAATAACTTAACATGACTCAAGGCCCCGAAAGATCGTAAGCCAGTTGGGATATGTAAGATCCATGGAGGGTTGTCGGCCTTCCTATCATCCGCATGTATATTGTGCGAGACACTTTTAAAGAAAAATGTTTAAACCCGTAATCGCAGCTCTTGCAGCTGCTCCTCTATTCGCTGGCGCTGCTTTCGCAGGTCCTTACGTTAATGTAGAAGCTAATGCTTCGTATCCAGACGGCGAATATACAACTGCTACAACCGATCTTCATATCGGATTTGAAGGCGTTACTGACGAAGGTACTATTGGTTATTATGCTCAGGTTGGCCCTGGCTTCGTTCATAGCGATGCTGCTGACGAAACTGAGACTGAAATCTCCGGTAAGGTTGGTGTTTCCGTAGCTGCTTCTGAGCAACTTGGATTCTATGGAGAACTCTCCGGTATCACTGGTGAGGATTCCTCCGATGAGGACATCATCAACTGGGGTGCCAAGATTGGTGCTAAGTATAGCTTCTGATTTTAAGTCAGATAATTCATACAAAGGACCCTTTACGGGTCCTTTTTTTATGCTATAATATAGTGCCAGAGAAATACTGGCTGCGGTGATCCCCTTTGGCAGGTTCAGGATTAGCGGCGATAGGAATCTGCCACATTTCTATGTTAAAACGACTATGAAATATTTCATTCTATTATTTTTTCTTGCTTCTCCTGCTATTGCACAGGAAGAGGTGAGTCCATTTGAAGCCTGCTTACAGGAGGTTCGCCTTAGAGGAGGTGACGCATGGGCAGCACGTAACAAACGAATACCTACTGAGGATTGTTGTCCTTTTGAACGTGCTGGTGAGTGGGCCTGGTGTGATGAAGAGTGAATGGTGGAAGAATTATTGGGAGTTGTGGATAGTCCCTGTGCTTCTTATGGTAATCTTAGTTTTTATTGAAACCTTACATACTTATGAGCATCAGCATGGAAATGCTCACGGCCAACAAGAGGTTTGTGAGAAAGAGTATTGAAATCATAACATAGTAGGTATAAATACTTGCCTAAGATTTGTATTTGATATATAATTGTGTAATGTTTCTTTACATAACAATGACTCAATCTTCGACAGCAGTAGTTACAACGGAAGAAGGTGGACGCCAAAACATGTTTGCCAAAGAGCCACAGATAGAAGTAATGGATAAAGAGTATGGACCAGAAGCAGAACTCCTTAATGGTAGACTAGCGATGATTGGATGGGTGGCTGCCATTGGTGCCTATATAACCACAGGTCAAATAGTCCCAGGTATTTTTTAGATGTCAGATTTACAACTGGCTTTGTTATTTCCATATATTCCATTTTTAGGTTTGATTATTGCTTTTGCACTTGTAGAATTAATTACAGGTGGCAATGATGAAGACGATGATAATGATCAGGGTGGAGGAATAATGCAACCGGTTTATGTTCCGGCTTCTAATCCTACTTAAAATTTAATTTTTCTTTGTTTTTGATTTAAATGTTTTATGTTCCTCCTATTGCTACAGCTTCAGTTCCAGTAGAGGTTCGACCTTATAAACCTTCTTGGAAATGTCCTACTTGTTCTCCCGCAGAGAAGAAAACACTTGCTTATTTGCAGAAGAGAACAAATATTACTGATAAGTATGCACTTGCTACTTTGATGGGTAATATTAAGCAAGAGTCTATGTTTATTTCTAATATTTGTGAAGGAGGAGCAAGAGTTTCTTATGAGCGATGTTATAGTGGGGGATATGGATTGATTCAGTGGACTACTAAGTCACGATATGATGGTCTTGGATTCTTTTGTAAGAAGTATGGGTGTAATCCTAGTTCACTTGATGGGCAACTTAGGTATATGGTAAATGAAAATCAGTTTCAAAAAATTCTTCCAGATTTTCAGGGACATGGGTCTACTATCTCTCAGTATATGAAGTCTGCTTATTATTGGTTGGGGTGGGGTATTAGAGGACACCGTGTAGATTATGCTTATGATTATGCTAGACAAATTATTTCGATATAAAGATGGTTACTTATCCAGATTCTTTGTTAAAAGTTGGTGAGGATTGGAGATACTCTAATCCTAAGATGCAAGTTAGAGAACAATCATTATCAATACTCTTGAAGCGTTTTGGATCTGAGTTGAATGAAAATGGAGAACCAAAGTATAGTAGTAAGTCAATATATGAATGTGTTCATGATTGGGTATCGCAGGGAAATATGAGAACGGATGGGCTTGTCAAATACTATCAGGCATACTATACTGATAAATAAACTCACTCGTTAAATTAAAATGCAAAAATTAGTTAATGTACTTGCTGTTGCGTCTTTCGCTGTATCTGGTGCCGTTGTTGTTAGTGGCGTATATGTATATGTCAACCGCGATTCCATCATTGATGGAGTTAAATCTCAGGTTATGGAAGCAGTTACTGGATCTCTTGGAGGTGCTTTAGGTGGTGGACTTGGTGGATTGGCTGGTGGATCTGAAGGACTTCCTGTTGGAGGTGGCGCATTAGTTCCAGAGGTAGGATCTGGTATTCCTAGTGGTCCTTTTGGTGGCGCTAGTGGTTCAGCTTCAGCTCTTCCTTTTTGATTAAATGAAAAAAATATTACTGTCTCTCTTGGCAGGAGTTTCCATCACTGGATGCACTCCTGCTGCTGCTGTTGAATATGATTTACAAGTAGAAGATCATTTTACGAATGGATCAATGGGGTGCATGATGATGAGAGAATGCACTAAGGATGTAGTAGAAGTTGCATCTATTAAAGATGTTGAGGAATATCAGAAAACAGATCATAAACTTATTGGGAATGAATTTAATGATCTTGTAGAGGTATTAAATGAAGTGGGTGTTAATGTATATGTTGCACCTCAGTATTATTTTTTAGTTGGTACAAGAGGAGTGTATTATACTAAAGGTAATGATATTTTCTTGAATGCCGAAATGACAAAGCGTAGCACGACTTTAATGTCTGTATTGAGACATGAGGGATGGCATACTGCTCAGGATTGTATGGCAGGAGATATTAAAAATAATTTTATTGCTATTATTTTCCCAGAAGAGAAGATTCCTCAGTTCTTACAGGATCTTGCCTCTAATACTTATAATGATGCAGGTAGAAAGAAATCTATTCCTTGGGAAAAGGAAGCCTATATGGCAGGACATACTTCAGGCATGACTCAGAAGGCACTTGAAGTATGTGCAGGTGGTAGTATGTGGGAAACATATACACCTACTCCATTAACAAAGAAATTCTTGGTGGAGAAGGGATATATGACTAAATAACATGAGTTGCTTTTCTCATCTATGCCTGACGAAGTAAAGGAAGAAGTAGTAGAACAGGAACAGAAGGGGGATAAGGAAAAGAAGAAGGGTGCTCTCGGTAAGATAAAGGATGCTATATTGCCTGATGCTGCCGAACAAGCTGCTATTATATCTACTTTCGTTAGACTTGGGGTTCTTGTGTGGTCCGGGGGAATATTAACCCTTAATTATGTGGCCATACCGGGAATGCCACAACAGAAAATCGATCCGACTTTTATAGCTTCAGTTTTTACTGGAGTTTTAGCTAGCTTCGGAATTCAGACTGCTTCTAAGAAGGGTGATGGCACGATGAAGATGGATAAGGGTGGTGGTAGTGGTCCTAATGGTGCTATATCTAAAGCAGATATGGAGAAGTTGATTGAGAAGGCAACTCAAGCAGCACCTGCTCAAACTATCCGAATTGAACAAGCACCTTTGGTTATTAAACCTGGTGGAGAACCTCCTGTAAATCCTACCGTATGAAACAATGAATAAGTGGATTGGAATTAGCTTAGGGACTCTGGTAGGAGTAACGCACATCGGGATGATTGGATTATTAATAAGCAGAAATGAGTTTCCTCAACTGAATCTTCCTATTGGGGATTACACTTCCTATAGTGTAGAAGCAGGTAAGGAAGGATATAGAATTAACTATCGTTCTAATGACCCTCTAGTAATGGGGGTAAGAAAGGATATTAAAAAGCCTGCCGGGTTTCTTGGACTCGGAGAAGCAAGAATGCATAGTGAAGAACAATACACGATGGATGGGGCTCGCCACCTGGAGAGTGGAGAGCGGGGAAAGTTGTCTGCCGCCCAAGTCGCGTGTATCGAGGCGGCAGGTGGTGGAAAACAAACCGGAAAGATTGTGGGGGGTAGCATCGGCTCCGCTATTGCTGGTTCTGGTCTCGCCTCTATTCCTTATGTGGGTTGGGTGCTCGCTGGTGCTGCTACCGTCTTTGGTATGGAACAAGGAGCAGAAATAGGAGGACAGATGGCAACAGAGTTTGCTGATTGTGATCCAGATTTACAAGACGATATTAAGGAGATAGAATGAAAAGATTCCTCAAATGGTTAAATAAAATATGGAGTGCTGGGATGGGAGATAATGAATAAGTTTATTCTGCCTGTATTGGCAGCGATGATACTGTTGGTCCCACAACCAGCAGACGCATGGAACCAGAAGAGACGGAATCCATGGGCGGATTTTGGAACTAGTATAGGATTTCCTTTTGTCTTTACACTTATCTTGTGTGGTGGATTGCACTATACTTGGCCTATTGAATATAAAGGTGAGCACAGGAACAAATAAGCATAGTAAATTGTGTATAAAGATGAACTTAATATGATGGAATGGCCACCCTATAGTTCTATATACTTTGCAAAAGATATACCATCGTCACCTTATAAATCTAAAATGGAATTAAACGATAAAAATATAATAGAAGTTCTTAATGAATTGCTCCCTTATATTGAAGCAGATGGTGGCTGGTTGGAGTATGTTGAAACTGACTATCTACCCGAAGGTGCATATGTTAAGGTAAGACTTGGTGGTGCTTGTTCTACATGTGCTATGAGTTCTATGACTCTTAAGCATGGTATAGAGAAGAAGTTAATGATGGATATTCCAGATGTAAAGGGAGTTATTCAGGTTCTCTAACACTGTCATGAAACACACATAATAATAGTTAATAATACCTATAAGTAAAATAAATATTGTTATAATATGCGAGCCCACGGCTAAGTCATCGTGTCTCATTACACAGTTCAATATCTAGACGAAACAAGGCATCATCAAACGATCTGCGAGTATGCAGAAGATGCTTTCCAAGCAAGAAATCAAGCAGTCCACGACGTACCATATCTCCATTCTCATCCCAGTTCAATTGATTGTATTCTGGTTCAAGGATCTCAATTCTGTGCTGTAGTATAATGATACTACAATTCGCGCACTATATTAGTGCCCACGTAATGTTTCTTCAAGCAGGAAGCATACTAATGCTGGCACCTATAATTTTTTTCTGTCACGATTCACTATACAACACACATAGATACCGAGGTCATTAAAATGGAAGAGATAGTTTGGGGCGTTATGTATGCCATGGGCCTATTATTAACTGTCACAGGGTGGGTCATCTACTATATAATGAGAACATCGTATATTGAGATGAGTGATGAAAATCCTTCTAGTTCTTCCTTTCCTTCTTTTGACTCCAGCATTACCAGTTAGTGCAGAGACTAATTTTCCTACAGCATCTGAAGCAATTCAGAGGTTTAAAGAGTGGGAAATGCAGAAAACTAGAACTGACCCTGTTGACTCTATAAATAATGCACTAGCAGATTTGGAGATTGACTATGGGAGCTATGACCCCACCGAGCAGGAAAAGTTGTTACAACTTTCGTGTCACGGAGATAACGAAGGTGCTCGATGGAGATACGATAGATGTGCTAATAGATCTTGGCTTCGACCTTTTTAAAAAAGAAAGGGTTAGGATTGCTGGTGTAGATACTCCAGAGAAACGCACTAGAAATTTAGAGGAGAAGGCCCTTGGAGTCGATGCAACCAATTGGCTCAAAGAAAAATTGGAAGGTACTTTGGCTGGTGATGATGAGCTCACTATTAGGACTGAACTTGTTGGTGGGGTCGGTAAGTATGGGAGGCTTCTGGGCTGGTTATACGTGGGCGAGTCAGTCGTGTCCCTCAACGAGCAAATGATTACCGAAGGATATGCACATGCTTATGATGGTGGAACCAAGGATATGAACCTTGAGGAACTTCGTGAGATTCGTAGAGCACACGGTACATTAATGGAGGGATAATAATGACTAAAGAAATTACAATTAATGCACCAGAGGGTGCTAAGATTGAAGGGTTGCAAATTGAGCAGACTATATCTCAACCAGCAGACCTAGAAGTAGGTCCTGTTAAGGTTGGTGATGCTGCAGTACTTACATGGAGCAATGCTGGTATAGTAATAGTTCTTATTGCTGCTGTTGTTGTTGGTAAGAAGTTACTTTGTAAGAAGTAATGGACTTACAAAAGATTGCTACCTATGGTTCAGCAGTGGCAGTCGTTGGGACTGGTGCTGTGGTTGGGGGTGTGAATGTTGTTGATAGTGCCAGAGGAGGTCCTGAGAAGAGACTGCAAGCAGAAGTAACAGAACTTAGAATGATTGTTAGGGAAGAAGTTCAGAATGCTTTAAGAGAAGCATGGCCTAAGACAACTGGAGTTAGTCCTGTAGTAAAAGCAAAACCAACAGAAGATTATCGGCAGAATACTCCACCTAGAAAATGATTCCTGATATTGGTAATGTAAATGTTCATAGTAATATAATACCTAATGTAGGTGTTGGTGTAGTTGGTAATATTGGTAATGCTAATATTAGTAATGTTAATGTTAATAAAATTCCTACTTCTAATTCAATAAGAGTGGCTGATGCGCGGGTATGGACTGTTCGACCTCCTAATGCATTGAATTTAGATCCCCCTGTGGTTGTTAATATAGGTAAACCTATTGTTAATATGCCTGGGTGTGTGGCAGTACATAAAGAGAATGTTAAGCAGAGAAGTCAGAATAAGCAGTTAGTTAATGATGATCCAAAAGGTAATACAGTTTTGTGTGATGGGGGAATGCCTTATTTTAACCCTCCTGATTATCAATATAATAGATTAACCTGGCAAACTTTTTATGGAGATCAACCACAGGCAGGAGGAGTAGATACTGGTGATCCTCCTGATCCTGTTACACCAGAGACTCCAGCACCTCCCGTAACACCTCCTACATCTTCAGAGGATGTTCCTTGTCCTCCACCTAATGCAAGACGAATAGGAGATCTTAATCAGGCAGGAAATGAAAGGGTTAAAGAATATGAATTACAACCAGACCCTGCTAATAGAGAGAATCAAATATGTGTAACACTATGGGAACCTATTCCTTTTGTGGATAAGTATTTGCCCAGTGCTCAAATTATTACCACTACCGCTGGTATTGCGGCAGTCGCAACGACATCGGCCCTCCTAGCAAAGCCGCTTGCTGACCTTCTCCTGAAGGTTGTGAAGCCTGCGGTGAAGAAGGTGATTGGTAAAGTGAAGTCTCTTCTTGGGAAGAAGGAGCCCGTACTGTCCCTGCGGGAGAGGATGTTGGCACAACGCGAGAGGAATCGAGCGGTGATGGAGTTGCGGAAGGCCTTGAAAAAGTAGGTTGAGGAAGATTATGTTTGTGAGGAAGTAATGTTCCACCAGGATTTGTAACTATTATATCAGCACAGATAGCAGCATACGGACTTCTGGGATGGAACATTATACCCTTCTGCATTAGCTCTCCGCAATTTTTAAGTCTCGCTATCTCAAAATCTAGCCTCTTGTTGGCAGTTAGTTGTTGTTGCTGTTCTATTTGAGTTTGGGCAGCTTGCTTACAGAGTGCTTGTAGTTTTCCATCCATAGGCCAGGATAGGGTAGCAGATAAACCTACGTTGAAATTCTGATTTGATTTCATATCAGTTCGGACAGGTTTATTCCATGCTACTTCTCCAGGACTGTCGGGAATACCATCAGGACCATCTACATCCACTTCAATCTGCATATCAGCACCATCTTCCCACCATCTATCGGCATTACCATCTTCATTGGCATCATATAGTGGATCATTTGGATCAGTACGAACTCTATTATCATACCAAGATTCCCAAGGATAGTTCTTAACTGTTACTGTCTGTTGTGTAGTACGACCTGTGAAGTCTTGATTGTTATATTGTGGTTCTAGGTAGAAATCTTCCCAAGGATCTTTATAGGATCTGCTATATTGAATATAAGGAGTCGCATTAAAAGTAGCACC